ATCAACTCTCTCTCGTTTAGCCATGACCAGCCTGAACTGGCGGCAACTGGCCACGACCTGCCCCGATTAGAAACGCCTGTGGCTGAGCATGCTGGCTCATTCGGTGCTGATCTGGGGGGCTGGGCTTTAGAAGTGTTGCAATTAGATTTAATGCCTTGGCAGCTGCACACGTTGACCAATCAGCTTGCGCACGACGCTGACCTAAACCTTTTGCACCGTAATAGTCTTACGTCGACTGCCCGGCAAAACGGTAAGACCGTTGCGCTCATGGCATTGGTCGGTTTTTGGTTATGTGAGATGCCTAAGATACGGCGCGAACGGCAGCTGGTGTTATCTACGGCCCACCGTCTAGATCTAGCGGTGATGCTGTTTGAGGAATTAGCGCCAATCCTGCAAAACCGTTTTGGGGCAACCACCATGAATACTTACGGGCGCAACCAGCTGGTTATGCCTGACGGCACTAAATGGATAGTTAGGGCTGCCGGGCCGTCAGTCGGTCACGGCATGTCACCAAACCTGATTGTGGCAGACGAAATTTGGGACATTTCTAGCGAGGTAATTGACGGCGGCCTAATTCCGTCGCAACGCGCCAAACGTAACCCGTTGCTGTCTATGTGGTCAACCGCAGGCACCGAACGTAGTCGAGCAATGCTCAAATGGCGTGAGCAAGGCCTACGGGCAATAGACGAAAACACGCCAACCCCGTACTACTTCGCAGAGTGGTCACCGCCACCCGATCTAAACCCAATGACCCCGGCGGCATGGGGTTGGGGCAACCCAGCCTTAGGCCACACGCTGACCCCAGAAACAATCGCAGCCGAAGCCCAAAACCCTGACCGCGCCCAATTCCTACGCGCGTCAGTAAACGTTTGGGTAGCCAGCGACCAAGGCTGGCTGCAACCCGGCACATGGCCTGCCCTTGAGTGGCTAGACCCTGTACCAGCCGGGGGCGTACTTGCCATAGAAAACAGCGTTGACGAAAGCCGCTATTTTGGGTTACGGGCCGTGCCGCTACCCGACGGGCGCACCTGCCTAACCGTTGCATTTGTTGTCGGTACCTACGCCGAAATGCTGCAGGCCGCCCAACCGTACATAGACCAGCCCAACATTATGTTTGCGGTCACCCCGTCTATTGACCTGCATTGGCCTACCGCGTTAGAACGTCGCAGGCAGGTCGTTGGCTACGGCGAAATGGTCAAATGGACAGACCCCGTAAGGCAACTCATAAGGCAAGGCATGGTCGTACACAGCGGCGAAACCATGCTGGCTGAACACATGCAACGAGCTGTAGCAGTACGGTCACAAAACAGCATTGCGTTATCGTCGCAACGATCACCCGGCCCAATCGAGCTAGCCCGGTGCGCCGTATGGGCAACAGCGTTAGCAAGCAAACCAAAAGCGCAAGGCAAACCAGCGTTTGGCATAGCCAGTTAACTAGCCTGTCAAACGGTGGCATAGGCGTTAACAAACCCATTCTGTCGGGCAAGCCAGCGCCTATGCCACTACTACACCGCTGGCGTAGGTAATACTTAACGCATGGGTATTTTTAACCGCGTGACGAAAGCTGCCATTAGTCCGACACCGACTAAAGCTGCTGCAGCTGGTGGGTACTCGCCCAATAGCGCCGGGTTGGGCGCTGCCATGATTGGGCAGTACTACACCTATCAAGAGGGTGACGCACGCAACCGTGCAGTATCCGTGCCAACAATTAACAGGGCGCGTGACCTTATGGCAAGCGTTATCGGTTGCATGCCATTGCGCATGTACAACGAAATTTGGAATGGTGACGAAATGGAAAAGGTACCGCTAGCGCCGCGCACTTGGCTACGTCGACCCGATCCAACTGTGCCGTACCAATTTATTATGTCGTGGACATTTGACGATTTACTATTTTTTGGGCGCGCATTTTGGTACATCACCAGCCGCACAGCTGACGGCTACCCAGCAACGTACACGCGTTTGCCTGCCGGGTCGGTGACCACTACCGACATGGTCGGGCCTGTCTGGTTCGCACCGTCTAAAGAAGTGTATTTTAACGGCGGGCAATTAGATCCGAAAGACCTAGTGCAATTCTTAAGCCCAGCGCAAGGCCTGATTTATGCAGCACCTAGCGCAATAGAAACAGCGTTAAAACTTGAGGCTGCACGCAACCGCAACGCGTCGAGCGCCATTCCTGCCGGGATACTAAAACAAACAGGTGGCGAGCCGTTGAGCGCGCAAGAGCTAGCAGATTTAGCCGCGTCGTTTAATGCAGCACGCGCCACAAACCAAACCGCAGCCCTAAACGAATACCTGAACTATCAAGAAACATTGACTAGCCCAGACAAAATGCTTTTAATTGAGTCAAGCCAATACCAGTCTTTAGAGTGCGCGCGACTAGCGAACGTGCCACCGTACTTAGTTGGTGTTGCGACAGGCGCGTACTCTTACCAGTCAGCGCAACAGGCACGTGCCGACCTGTACATTTTTGGCGTAAAAATGTATGCAGAAGCCATTGCCCAAACGCTGTCACTAAATAACGTTTTGCCCAACGGCACCTACGTAGAATTTGACGCAGAGGGATACTTAGCCGAAAACTACGCAGCCGATCAGGCCGACGAACCGCAAGAAAATACACAAGAGCAACTAGCAACAAGGTAGGCAATCATGATTAAATTTATTGCAGGCGAATTTACTGTTGACAAAACAGCCGCCAACGGCGAAGGCAAACGCATGATTTCAGGCGTAGCCGTGCCATACAACGTGTTTGCCACCGTGTCAGACGGCAGCGAAATAATGTTTATGCCTGGCAGCCTGCCAGTCGACGGTAAAGCCCCCCGGCTGTTTATGTATCACGATCACAGCCAGCCCGTAGGCGTAGTCACCGAACGGGTAGACACCGAACAGGGCATGATGTTTACCGCCAAAATTAGTGCCACAACCCTAGGCAATGACGCGCTAATCATGGCCTTAGACGGCACCATAGATCAGGTTTCTGTAGGCGTAAACCCAACCAAATTCAGCTACGACGAAGAAGAACGCATGATCGTTGAGGCCGCTGACTGGCTAGAGCTGTCACTAGTGCCTATTGGCGCATTTGGTGACCAAGCCAACATTACAGACGTAGCCGCAAGTATCCCCCAAAACACTCAAACCGTAAGCCATAATGAACCTGTGACCACAGAGGAGAAAACCATGTCAACCGAAACCAGCACCGCAATTGAGGCAACAATTCCTACGCCAGCATTGCCAGCGCAACCAAAACGCAAATTTGACCTGCCAACCGTAGGCGAATACATGGCAGCCGTACACATTGGCGGCGAAAGCTTGCGCAACGTGCAGGCCGCAGTAAAAGATTTTGTTGCCAGCAAGCAAACCGCATTGCAGGCCGCTGCAGGTGACACGATTACCACCGACACGCCCGGCTTGTTGCCTGTGCCAGTACTTGGCCCGGTGTTTGCAAACCTCAATTACATTCGCCCAGTAGTCGCAGCAATCGGCGCACGCGCAATGCCAGACGGCGGAAACCAAAAAACGTTTATCCGCCCAACGTGGACAACGCACCCAAGCGTTGGCGCACAGTCGACAGAACTAAGCGCAGCAAGCGCCACCACGCCTGTAATTGCATCGAACGTCGTCACCAAAACCACGCTTGCTGGGCAAGTTACTTTGTCGGTGCAAGACATTGACTTCACTTCGCCTGCAGCGCTGCAAATCATTTTGCAAGACTTGGTTGGTCAGTACATGTTGCAAAGCGACAACGTAGCGGCAGACGCAATTGCCTCAGGCGCAAGCGCGTCAGGCTCAACATGGACAGTTACCGCAAACGACCCAAGCACGCTCATTGCTGCAATGTACGACGCAGCAACCGACATTTTGACCGAAACAAACTTCTTGCCCGATCATGTGTTTGTTTCGCCAGACGTGTGGAAAAAATTGGGCAGTCAGCTTGACAACGACAAGCGCCCAGTATTCCCGTACACGGGTGCCGCTGGCCTTATGGGCGTAAACGGCATTGGCGCAGCAAACATTACGGTTGCCAACACGTTTAACCCATTTGGGCTAAACCTTGTTGCAGACCGCAACTTTGCTGCAGGCTCATTGTTTGTGGCTCGCGGCTCAGCCTGCGAATTCTACGAACAGGTGCGCGGCTTGCTGTCAGTCGAAGTACCCGGCACATTGGGCCGCACGTTTAGCTACTACGGCTACGTTGCAACGTTTATTGCCGATAGCGACATGGTTAAATACATCGTCGTTTCCTAACACAAAAGAGGGCTAAACAATGGCCGTCTACACGGTTAGTTTTAAGCAACTACTAGACGGCTACGCCGTACTGCAGACGCTGACAAACAACGAGATAGAGGTTGACCGCTCAATTACTGTTTCTGGTGTTGGCGCACCGTTTAACGGCACGTTTACTGTGTACGCATTGCCACAGTATGAATACGTTGGCCTTGGCAGCGAGGGTGACCCTATGTACAACGTAGATGTTGCCGTGCCTAATCAGGTCATGTTTGCTGTCAACGCAGCTGACGTGGATCGCACAGCCGCAACAGGCACAATTACGTTTACTGTTACCTGCACATGGATTACGGCAGCCCAAATTGAGGATTGGCTAGGCATAGGCACAGCCACCGCAGCTGATACCGCATTTTTGACCGTGTGCGCGTCAGCCGTTAACGCAATGGCGTTTAGGCGGCGTGTCGAGGCCGGGTACTTTGACAGCCCAACCACCAGCCCCAGCGGCGATGTCACGCTAGGCACGATCATGTGGGGCGGTGCGCTGTACCGGGCGCGAGGCAGCATTGACGTGTTTGCAAGCTTTAACGAAATGGGTACAGCGCCAACAGTAGGCCTATCGCCCATGATTAAACAGCTGTTAGGTATTGACCGCCCAGCCGTTGCAGCGTCGTAATGCCTGTTGCCTACACAGACCTGTTTAACGAGGCGCTAGACGATTTAGCAGCCACGCTGACAACCGTTACAGGCCTGCAGGTGGTAACAGACCCCCGAAACCTTGTGCCGCCCTGTGTAATGCTGGGCGCACCGTCATTTACGGCGTTTACGTTTAACGCAGTACGCATGACCTACCCTTTGCAAATCGTGACGTTAGGCCCTAGCAACCTTGACGCAATGCGCAGTTTGCTGAACCTATCAGCCCTAATCCTGTCTAAAAATGTGGCTGTTACGGACGGCAGGCCAACGACACTAGAAATAGGCGGCGTAATGCTGCCTGCCTACGAGCTGACCGTAGAAATGAGAGTGTCAACTACATGAGCCACCACGTCGAGTACCGCGTTGTTAGTGATCTAGTTGGCGTACCCGGCAGCGTGTTTGTGCCTAAACAGGGCGTAAACGTTGAGGCCTTGTTAGCAGGCGGTTTTATTGTTGCGGTAGCAGTATCCACCGCAACACCGTCTAAGCGCCGTAAAGTAAACACAGCACCAGAGGAGTAACAACATGGCAACGAGTCAGTATCTATCTAACCCAGTCGTAACTATTAACGCCGTTGCGCTTACGGGGTTTTGCACGGCAGCGAGCGTCATTCAGCGTTTTGAGCCGCTAGACAACACCACGTTTGGGCAGACAGACCGCACCTATGTAAAAGGCTTGGGCGATCACGAAGCGACCTTTACATTGCTGTTGACCTATGCCGCAGCAGAAACCTATGCAACACTTGCACCGCTGGTAGGCACAACCACCACCGTTGTTGTTAAACCGACCAGCGCAGCAGACGGCGCAACAAACCCTGGTTTTACTTTGACCGGGGCGCTGCTTGCCGAACTGCCAGTTATTAATGCAAGCCTTGGCGAGCTACAAACGGTAGACATCATTTTTCAGGGCGGCGTTTACTCAGCAGACGTAACCCCATAACTAAGACCTAAAACCAAATAGACAGAAAGGCATTATGAAAATCAAATTACGTGTAACCGTTACACCCGGCAGCGAGCCAGTCGAGGTGCTAACAAACCTGTTGTGCATTACAGAGTGGGAACGCACCGAAAACCGCAAGGTAACTGACGGGCGTGGCATTGGTATGGGTGACATGGTGTCTTGGGCGTTTTTTATGTTTAAGCAATCAGGCCGCGCTATGCCGCAAGCCACCGCGCAAGAGTGGCTAAAACAAAACCCTGACATGGAGATTGAGGCGGTAGATCAGACTGACCCAAACCCTACGGGCGCGGCAGCTACCGCCGCCAACTAGCTGAGGTTTTGGTAGCAACAGGGTGGTGGCCGCCAGCAATCCCGTTTGAGGCAAAAGACTTGGCTACTGTGGTAGTAGTCCTAAACAAGGCGGCCAAACAATGACAACCAGCACATCTGTAGGCGTGTTTGGTGTCAAAGAGGCGCTTAAAGAATTGCGCAACATTGACCCTGAGCTACGCAAGCTAATTAACGCACGCGCCAAAGACGTAGTAAAGCCTGCAACAGACGCAATGAAGGCGCAATACCCGGCACGTTTATTGTCGGGCATGGCACGCAACTGGCAACAGCGAGGCCGCCAATTATTCCCTTACAATCAGGCCGCTGCACGTCGAGGCGTAACGCTAAAAGTGAACACCAGCAAAAAATCTACGTCTGTTATCAGCATTATCCAGAAAAACCCAGCGGCTGCAATTATTGACATGGCAGGCAAGGGTGGCGGCGGTAGCGCACAGGGCAGCCGTTTTGCTGACGCGTTAACCGCATTGTTTGGGCAACCGTCGCGCGTCATGTGGCCTACGTATGACAAAAACAGCGCCAACGTCACGGAGAACATGCAAGAAGTAGTCAACGACCTTATGGCAGCCGTTGGCAAAAAGGTGATCTAATGGGCATTTTAATTCCGATTATTTCAGAGTTTGACAGCAAGGGCATTGACAAAGCAGTCAAAGAATTTAATTCGTTAGAGGGTGCTGGCGCTAAAGCAGGTTTTGCAATACAAAAAGCGGCGTTACCTGCAGCTGCAGCAATCGCAGGCCTAGCAGCCGGGTTAGGTATGGCTACTAAGGCCGCTATGGAAGATGCAGCCGCGCAAGAACAATTAGCAGGTGTAATTACACGGTCAACGCTTGACGCAACGCAAGACGCAATAGACGTAAACGAAAAGTTTATTAGCAGCCTTAGCCGGGCTACTGCAACCGCTGATGACGCGTTAAGGCCTGCATTGGCAACCTTGGTGCAATCAACAGGTGATCTGACGTTTAGCCAAGAATTGTTGCAGCAGGCGCTCGATATTAGCGCTAGCACAGGCAAAGACCTAGGCACCGTTACAGACGCATTAAGCAAGGCATACAACGGCAACATGAAAGGCCTCAAAGCCTTAGACGCGTCACTAATACCGCTAATTGCAGACGGCCAATCTTTTGATCAGGTAATGGAAGCATTGGCAGCAACTACGGGCGGTGCAGCGTCAGACGCAGCCAACACAGCTGCCGGGCGTATGGCAAACCTAAAAATACAAATGGATGAAACTAAAGAGAGTATCGGCGCGGCCTTGTTGCCTGTTGTGCAAAAATTGTTAGACATTTTGCTGCCAATTGCGTATTGGGCGCAAGAAAACACAGGGCTGTTTTTAGGCTTTGCAGCGGTTATTGGCGGCCTGTCAATTGCCGTGTTAGCAGCTAACGCAGCCATGAAAATTTACCAAGCAACGTTAGT